CGGGGCCGGTGCGGGTCGCGCCGGCGGGGCCGGGGAGGGGGCCGCCGGCGTCCGGGGCCGGACCGCGGCCGGCGGCGGTGCCTGGGGCGCCGGGGCCGGGGCCGCCGCCGCCGTGAACGGGTTCTGGCACTTCGGACACTTCACCTTGCGCCCCACGAAGTTATCGGGCACGCGGCCCGCGGCGCCGCAGTGGGGGCAGATCGTGGTTGCCATTGCCTGTTACCTCCAGGTGTCAAGACATAACCTGTTATTCCCAGGCAACTTGTGTCAAGCTAGCTCGACCTAAGTGACTCAAGAAACGGCCCCATTTGGCCCGTTTTGGACCCGTCCGGACAGGATACCGTGCAGATACCGTGCGTACCCTCTGGCCGTCGAGGAACGGGCCAGAGGGCAACAGGCCGCCCCGTGTCCTGTCGCGAGCGCCAGCCTCATTCTAGCCCGGTTTGCGGTCATGTCCCGGGCCCGTCGAGGTTGCCGGCCGTGGCGGTCCTGGCGGCCGTCGAGGAACCGGCCGCTCGTGGACCCCCTGCCCGATTTTCCTCTCGACAAGAATAGTGAACGTCATTACACTATTCGCCAGGGAAGGCAAGCCGGCTCTGCTGGTGGTGCCGGGCGGTCTTTGACAACTTGAGGGAGAGCGGCACCGAGCCGTTCTCCCGTCAACCGGCGGCTTCCTGCCCTATCTACAAGCGTGCCGTGGTCTGCCAAACGTCTCTGCTGCTACTGCGGGCGCCCGGTTGCCGGTCGTTGCCCATGCCGCCCCGTGGACGCTAGCCGCAAGTGGAAGCATCTGTACAACAGCGCAGCATGGCAGAAGCTCCGCGGCGCCTACCTGGCGGAACATCCCCTCTGCGCTGACTGCCTGGCGAGCGGTGCCACGGTCCCCGCTCGCCACGTTCACCACATCCGCAAGCATGATGGCGACGTTGCCCTCTTCCTCGACTGGTCCAACCTGGCGGCGCTCTGCCATGCGTGCCACTCGGTCAGGACAAGCCGGGGGGAGTAGCCGCCTGTCAGGCGGGACAGGCAGGGGTGGACTGTCGAGGTATTCGGCACTTCTTGCTTGACAAGGTGCCCTTCCCTGCTCAGACTGAGTTGCATCGGCGCTCGCTAGGACGCAGGAGTATTACTCATGGCAGACCCGCAACACTGGCATCAAGACCCGCAACACTGGCATCAAGAGGCGCAACGCTGGCATCAAGACCCGCAACACTGGCGTCATCTTTCGCATACCACAACACGTCAGCCAGACCCGCCGCTCATGGCGCAAGATTTGCTAGTCCCCCGCGCCAACCCTGTCGTATCCACAACCCCTTCCATAGTTAGCACGCTAATCGTAGGTCTAATATGGGCGCTCATCTACACCGTCGTCCTGTGCGCATTAGCCGGAATGGTCCTGCTGGTATGGGTCGCCCGGAGACCAGTACATAGCGAATTCAAGTTCAAGCCACCCCCCTTGCCCGAGTATGAGCTAAGGCGGCAAGCGAATGAGTACCTCCACCCTACTAACCTCCAAGCGCCGGAGGATGACGTTCAAGCGCCGGAGGATGACGTTACTGTGGCTTACCAGTGCTTCGGCAAGCCGGACGATGACCACGACAACCAGCGCGAGGAACCCCGCCCTCCGATTCCTGTGCGGTCCCTGACGTATAAAAAAGAGAGAGTTAGACTTCTTTACCGCAACGGCATGGGCAGATGGGCACTGGTCCTCATCGTTGACCCGGAGAGCGGACAACCCATCAGCGACAGCGAAGCCAACAAGCGGCTTGCTGGTCGGGGCAAGAGGGCAGAAGCGACAGCGAAGTAACCTTGACCGCCCCACTCCGTCAGGACCGCCAGGGGGGAGTAGCCTTTTTTCTGCGCCGGCAATTCTTCAAGAACGCCGTAGCCGGCGCGCACATTTTTCGACCCCTTTTTCGACCAAAACACTACTATATGGCATGAAAAAGCCCGATTACCTCGACAAAACGGCAAGGGCATTTTGGGACTGGCACGCTCCCAGGTTGAAGCTACGCACCGAGGAGAAAGAAACCTTCGCGCTGCTCTGTCAGACCTACTCCGATTGGCGCCAGTGCGATGAACCTGGCGAAAAAAGACGGCAAGCCGATTTGGTCTTGAAACTAGCTAAAGAGTTTGGGTTGACTCCCCTTTCGAGAAAGAACCGTCCCGAAGCGACCGGAACCGAGGATGATTTGGCGTCATTTTTGGAGGCGGGTTGAAACCTTCCGATGAAGAGGCCAAGCGTCAGGGTTGCTATTTCGACCCCAAACCCGCCGAGCGGGTCAGAACCTTCCTCCACAAATTCTGTCGGCAAAGCATAGGCGACTGGGCGGGAAAGCCCCTCAACCTACTTGACTGGCAATGGGCCCAAATCATCAAGCCGCTGTACGGGTGGCGGAAGCCGGACGGTACTAGAAGATTCCGCCAGGCTGGAATATGGGTGCCGAAAAGCAATGGCAAGAGTACCCTCATGTCCGGCCTCAGCCTGTATCACCTTATTGCGGACGGTGAGCAAGGGGCGCAGGTTGTCAACCTGGCCGCCACGGTCGAGCAGGCAGGCATAGTGTTCCGGGAAGCCTGCAATATGGTGGAACAGAGTCCCGACCTTGATAAGTTGCTTTGGGTTAGGAAGAACATTAAGACCATAGAATACGGCAAGACCCGCTCGACACTAAAGGTAATGTCCGGCGAGCGAGGCGGCGGGAAACATGGCTTCTCCATTAGTTGCTTAATCTTCGATGAGCTAGCCGAACAAGCCGACCGCTTGCTATGGGACACGATGAGGCATAACGTCGCCAAGCGGAAGAACAGCCTGCTCATCTCTATAAGCACCGCCGGCTTTCGCCGGGAGTCTATCGGCTTCGAGCAATTCCAGTATGCGCAAAAGGTACTGGCCGGGGAGATAGTTGACACCGCTTTCTTACCGGCGATATATGCCGCCCCGGAAGATGCCGACTGGACAAGCCTTGAAACTTTCAAGCAATGTAACCCTTCCTTCGGAGTCACCATTGACGAGCAGGAAGTAAAAGAGACGCTTACCGAAGCGAAGAACGAACCCAGGAAGGAAGCCGCCTATAAAACGCTAAGGCTCAACCTCTGGACAGGGTTCGCTACCAACTGGATTAGCTCGATGTCGTGGGACGCATGCCAGGAGGATTTCAAGGAAGAGGAATTCCACGGCAAGGATGTCTTCATCGGCCTCGATTATGGATACAAGAGGGATTTGTGTAGCTACGTCTTGCTGGCGAAGAAAGATGGCTTAGTGTACTTAATGCCTCGCTTTTTCATCCCCGAGAAGATGGCAGAGCAGAAGCAACGCAAGGACCGGGTTCCATATTTAACATGGGCTATGAACGCTAAAGCAAATCTGCATCTCACCGAAGGCGACGTTATCGACCCGGCCTATATCCGCAAGTGTCTAGTCGAGGACAGCGAAAGGTTCCGCTTTAGCCAAGTTGGTTTCGACCCTACCGGTATGGAGGAGAGCAGGCAAATCCTGGAGCGGGAACACAACTTCGAGATGATTAGCGTCCCGCAACGAGCGAAGTACATCGGGCCAGCCGCCGCCTACTTCGAGCGCCTCATCATGAGCAAGGAAATAAGACACCCAGGCAACCCCGTACTAAGTTGGTGTCTGGAGAACTGTAGCACCAAGGAAACGCCGGACGGTATCTATGTGTATAAACACACCGAGACACAACGCATCGACGGCATCATTGCTACCGTTATCGGGCTATCGCTCCTCATGGTGGCGCAGGAGGAACTACCGCAATTCGTGGTCTTCTAGTCTACATAAATGAACGATGTTCAAGGCCATTACCGACTGGGTTCGTTCAATCACATTTCCCGCTAGTCCGCTCTGGACTCCCGCCGCCGCCAATTACCTACAGGCTCCCCGAGCGGCATCCGGCGTAAATGTAGACAGGCTAAGTATCCTTTCTTACCCTGCCGTGTGGCGGGCGCTATCTCTTGTCGGCGGTAAGTTTGGGCGCTTGCCCCTCCACTGCTGGAAAAGGGACAAGGACGGGGGGAGGGAAATAGACCGGGAACATGATGCCGAATGGTTACTGGCTTCCCACCCTTCCGACCTGTACACCCCGTTTGTCTTCAAAAGCACGATGTGTCAACATGCAATGTTGCATGGCAACGGCTTCGCCTGGATTGTCCGGGATGAGGAAACCGCCAGGCCACAAGAGCTTATCCTGCTCAACCCCGAGACTACCGGCGTAGGCTTTCAAGATGGCAAGATGTTCTATCACACCAGAATTAACACGGACCGCAACACCGGCAAGCTGGCAATGCCAGAAAACCTAGTTCGCATCCTGCCGGAGAATGTCCTTCACCTAAAGAACATTACCCATGACGGCTTGCTCGGCTATGACCTGATAACCATCCTTCGGGAATGCTGGGGAGCAGGCATCGCGGCGCAGCGTTACCAGTCGGTGTACTTCCGCAACAACGCCGCGCCCGGCGGGGTGGTGCTGAAATTTCCGCAAAAGCTCGACAAGGATTTGCTTGAGCATTACCGCAACGAGTGGAACCGGTCCTATATGGGACTCGACAACGCACACCGTACAGCAATCCTTGCCAACGGTGGCGAGATACAGCAGTTGACGGTAAGCAACGAGCAAAGCCAATTCCTCCAGCTAAGGGAGCATGAGATAGCGACCGGTGTTGCCAGCGTGTTTGGCATCCCGCCCCACAAACTCGGTGTGCCAAGAAATACGTCCTATAACAGCCTGGAAATGGAAGAGCGAAGTTTCTTGATTGATACGATGGACGCATGGCTAATCTCTTTCGAGGAGGAGTGCGAGCGAAAGTTACTTAAAGAGAGTCAACGAGTCCGTGACAGTCATTTCATCGAGTTTGACAGGCGGGAGTTGGAACAGGCCGATTACAACAGTCGGGCGGAACTGTTGTTGAAGCAGTTGAATCAAGGGGGGATTTCCTACAACCAGTATGCGGCGGAAATGAACCTGCAAGGCATCGGGCCGGATGGCGACAGGCTCCGGGTGGCCAACAACCTAATCTTCCTCGACATGATTGACGGGGACGAAGAAGAAGAGGAACCTGCCGACACACAAACTGAGGAGGAAGCCGCCGGCCAGGTCGAAGGCCAGGAAGAACCCGCCTTCGGGGAGGAAGGGCAAGCACCGCTCCGCTCGCTCCTCAAGACCGTCCTGCTACGGTTCAAGAAACGGCTAAAGAAGAGTCCCCGGGGGGAACACCGGCAAGTGTTAGTCGAGGCGATTGCTCCGGTATGTCCCGACCCGGAAGCCGTGGCCGATGCGTTGCTCGAAGAATGGCTTGCGGTCCTACCGGAGCAAAGGGAGCGGGTCGAGATAGATATTGAAGCCTGGACAGAGCGCATCTTAAAGGACTAACACGCCGTTAGGCCGAGCAAACTGACCGAATAGCCGGAGGGCGGCGGCATCATAGGCGGCCGCTGCCTTTAGTTCGGTGTCGTATCGTCCGAGAGGGATATTACGGCCGTTGCAAGTGATTCGCGCTCGCCAGCGCCGGTTAGCCTTATCCCATGTTACGCCTTTGTATCGGCTAACACCCCTGTGCTTGCGCATGTTGTGGCGGTTATCCGCAGCGGAAGCAAGGCGCAGGTTTGACCGCTGATTGTCGAGGGGATTGCCGTTGATATGGTCTACTTCGAGGCCGGGCGGCGCATTCATTATCAATCGGTGCATTAAGATGCTTTTACTCAGCCACACGCTATGGACGGCATAACCTTTTGCATTGGTATGCCAACAGTATCCGATTACCAAATTATAATCTTCGTCGTCCACCACGGCAAAGCCGTTTCCAACAGGAATTGTTTTCATGGCCTCCATCCTATCCCGGCAAAAACCTCAACACAAGGGGTAAATACCTCATTATGTACGAAATAAGAGCTTACGGCGGTATGGTCAAAACCACCGGTAACAAGATTACCGGCTTGGCCAGTCCGGTATGGGACGGGACACGGGGAACCGAGTATGAGTTGAGCGACGATGGGGGTATGGTTGAGCGGTTCGCGCCCGGAGCGTTCACCGAGTATCTTCGGGGCGGTCCGGCTGTATTCGCCAAAATTGACCACCGTGACACCATCGGTAAGACACCTAAGACCCTCCAGGTTTGGGAAGAAAGAGACGGCCTCCACTACACCATCGACCCGCCCGACACGGCGGCCGTAAGGGAGCTACGGGCCAAAATCGAGAGCGGAATCTATGAAGGGTCAAGCATTTCCTTCCGTCCCGTCGAGGCAACCTGGGAACGGGACGGGGGGAAGGATGTAAGGCTGATTAAACGGGCAACCCTCAAGGATGTTAGCGTTGTCCTTGAACCTGCCTACTCCGCAACGCACGTTGGCTTACGCTCCCTCGAAGAACGGGCCGCCATCGAGCAGGAGCGGGATGAACATTTCCGGCGATTGACAACGGAGTATTGGCTACTTCGAGTTGAGGAGAAGGACAAGAAGCCATACGGCGACGTTGACTATGCCGACCCCAAGAACGGGAAATACCCCATCGACACTGAGGCGCATATTCGCGCAGCCTGGAGCTACATTAACATGCCGAAGAACCAAGCCGGTTACACCAGTAGCGAAGTAGCCAGTATCAAGGAAAAGATTGTAGCCGCCTGGAAGAAGAAGATTGACAAGGACGGGCCGCCGGGCGCAGAAAAATAACCGACCAGCTATATACGGGTAACTGACTCCCAAGTGAGGCCAGGAGGACTACTGCTTATAAGGACACCATGAATAGTGTAACCTGTCGAGAAAAGGCGACCGAGCTAGTTAATGAGATGAGGCTCATTACAGAAAAGCTCAAGACCGAGAAACGCAACATTGATGATGGCGAGAAAGTGCAACTTGAAACGCTTGACCGCCAGCATGAGGAACTGTTACGCCAGGCCGAAACGTTGGAGCAAATCGAGCGAGTAGACGGCCTCAGCGTTACCGAGTCCCGTCGCCATATGCGGGATGAGCTTATGGCCGAACCCCGGGACACCGTTGGCAAGCGGTCCGCCGTCGAGGAACGAAACAAGGCATATGCCGGTTGGTTCTTCCACGGCACCAAGCGAAGCAAGCCGGAGTATTGGCGAGCGGCCGAGCGAGCAGGCATTGATGTTACTTGCCCGACCATGCGGTTTGATTTTCAGCCGTGGACTCGTTGGGAGGAGCGACAGCAAATCATTGGGACACCGACTGCCGGTGGTGATATCGCCTTGCCTTTCGATGTCAGCCTAATGAAGAAGATTGATATTGCCCTCAAGAAATATGGCGACATATTCAAGACCAGCACGGTAGTTGATACGGAAACCGGAGCGCCGCTCCCCTGGCCGACCACCAACGACGTTAACGTCCTGGGTGAACTGACCGCCGAGAATACAACCATTACCCAAAAAGATATGTCCTTCGGCAAGAATACGCTGAGTGCATACAAGTATGACTCCGGGTTCATCTTGGTATCCTGGGAATTAATGAGCGATAGTGTCATCGACCTGACCGAGCTTATTGCGAAGCAGTCCGGTATTCGTATCGGCCGTAAGGTCAACGCTGATTTCTTGGTGACTGGGACTGGCGGGAGTACCGGGCCAACCCCGGTGCTATCCGTCGCCACGCTTGGGGCAACCACGGCGGCGGCGGGCGGAACCACCATTGCGTATGCCGATTTGAATGCAATCTATCACGCCGTTGACCCGGCCTACCGAGAGGAACCCGGATGTGCCTGGCTCTACAGTGACAGCTTCAGCATGGCTGTAGAAGCCTTGACGGACACAACCGGTCGTCCGTTAGTCCATGCGGCGCTGGAAGGCATCTCACAAACCACGGCGCAACCGACCCTGTTGGGCAAGCCGGTTTATATCAATCAGGCTTTGCCAGCAGTGGCATCAGCGGCAAAGGTTGCCTTGTTCGGTGATTTGGAGAAGATTATTCTTCGTAGGGTGTCCGGCGGGGCAGACGGCGGTTTCGTTGTCCAGCGCTTCAACGAGTTGTTCGCCCAAAAGGGACTCGTTGGGTTCCTTACTTGGATGCGAGCGGACTGCCTCTTGAGTGATGCCGGCACCCATCCGGTGCAGTTTCTACAGATGCATGTGTGAGTGTTTATATGTTCCAAGAACCCAGGAAATGCCCTTTCCTGGGTTCTTTAGTTATCGGTATGGTCTGACTACATAAAGTATGCTCTCGTACCTGCAACTTGTGAGTCAGCAACCGTTCATAGCACTGTCATTAACGGACATCAAAACGCACCTGAACCTGATAGACGACAGCACCGATGCTTACGTTGCAGGCTTGCTCGATGCCGCCGTGCTGTACGTCGAGAAGCGAATGCAGTTGGATTTACGCTCTACCAACTGGCGACTAATGTGTGACTCGTTCCCGTGGCCACCGAGCTACACCTGGCGAGCCTACGGCTACTACCCGTTCTTCATTCCCAACTTTCCCCAATACGCCATTGGCCGGGAAATCCAATTCTACCAGCGAATAAACCTCAAGCGAGGACCAGTGCAGGCAGTCCAGCAAATACAGTATTACGATGCCAACAACGTCTTGAACGTGGTGGACCCGGCAACCTACGTTGTCATGCAACCGAGCTATCAGCCGGGGATTATCGAGCCAATTAGTTACTTTCCCGTCGCCTACCCACGGGCGGATGCCTTGCAGATAACCTTTACGTCCGGCTTGCAGGCCGTGCCGCCCTCGGTGCTTCATGCGGTAAGGTTGCTGGTCGGGACATGGTTTAGCGCCCGTGAGGACATGGCGTATGGCGCCTCGACGGTAGGGAACTATAGCGAGCAAGCAGTTGAATGTTTGCTTAGTCAGTTTTCCATTCCGAGCGTTGCGTAAAAAAATAGTGACCGGGTATAGATACATCGGTATTAGCGTACCATCCTTAGCTCCCGCCGCCGGTTTATCACCTTTATCGGCGGCGGGTTTTCGTTTCTCGACAATACATACCAGCATGAAAGCCGGATTGTTACGCCATCGGGTTACAGTGCAGGGCAAGGCCATTACCGGCACCGGCGACCGGGGCCAGACGGTCTTTACCTGGGTGGACGCTTTGGAGAATGTTCCCGCCTGCATCGAGGAACTGAGCGGGCGCAGGCTGGAATTGGCGAGACAATTAATTGCCACCGCCACACACGAAATAACAATACGGTACTGGTCATCTTTGGACGTGTTACATCGGGTGGTTGATGAGGCAGGCAACCCGTATTACATCGGAGCAATCATCGACCGGGACAAGCTTCATTTCACCCAGGTGTTAATGTGTTCAACCCAGGAAGCAGGAGCATGAGTTACTATCTTGCTGGTGCCGAGCAACTCCAGGCCAAGCTAAGAAGCCTGGCGACCAAGGACGTGAAGGCGGCGCTGCGGAAGGGCACACGGGCCGGAGCGAAGGTTGTCCGGGATGCGGCGGTACAGACGGTGCCGGTTGATACCGGCCAGCTAAAGCAAAGCCTGAAGGTACGGGCATTACCTCGAAGCCGGAAGAGCGTCGGTGCCATGCTCCGGACGGTTCAGTACTGGGGTGGGTTCACCGAGTATGGCACGAAGTTTCAGAAGGGACAACACTGGCTCAAGGCCGCAAGCGACAAGAGC